TTTGTATAGCCCTCGTCATTCATGTAATGTGCAAGCATCCGTAACTCAAGACCACTTGCGTCCATACCTACAAGTTTGTAACCTTCCGGTACTGTCCATACGTCCCTGCACTCCTTACCGTACGGTGAGTAAACCGCAGGTACTTGACCCATGTTGGGACTAGAATGTGTCATGCGGCCCGTCACTGCACCGTTAGAATTAACGTACCCGTGTACTCTACCGTCCTCCTTAACAGCCTCTAGCCAACTCTGTACCTGAGCCACACGCTTCTGTATCATAAGATACTCAGCTATCAAAGCGGCCTGTGGTATGCCCTTCACTGTACCTAGCACTGCCTCATCAACGATGGCCTGTCCTGTCTCAGTGAATTGCTTAGGTTTCCACCCATAATACTGAAGGTGTCTACCTATCTGTTGTCGTGACCCTAGATTAAACACAGGAAAATCTATGCGGCTAAAGGGTGCTACTGCTGTTTCCCATTGTTCACCAAGGAACTTAAGCCCAACAACAGAGAGCGTACCGTCCTTCTTAATCTTGGGTGTAATCTGTTTGACAAATGTCGGTAACGGTGTGAAAACCTGATGCACTTCGTCTTCAAGGTCATTCTTCTTCTCCTTTAGTGTAGCCAGTAAATGATAAGCTTTCTCTTGGTCTAAAAGCCAACCTGTTTTAATTTGCTTTGAAATAACACCCTGTACTTGATGCTCAAGATCAACACTTTCAGGCTTAAAATCCTTAAGTTCAAGAAGTAATCTCTGGTACACCAACGTATTAACTTTAACATCCTGTATACAATACTCCAACATATCATACGAAAAAACATCCCAAACATTATGATCTCCTTTAGGGCAATTAAGTATAGCACCCCAGTTATCTAAGGAATGACCGCCCTCTCTTGATGGATTAGCTAATCGGGACATTACCAGTGTGTCAGTTATTTTACACTTGCTAAAGTCTACCGCTAGCAGTTTCTCCAGTACAGGTATGTCATACCCTATAAGGTTGTGACCAATTAGTTCGCACTCGTCCTGTAGTTGTAACCAAGTTATAAATTCAGGTAATCTATCTCCTGACCAAGTAAGGGAATCATCGTGTCCTCCTAGCTGTCGCACAACAATACACCACACGGTATCAGGGTCAAGCCCATTGGCTTCAATGTCAAGTACAAACTGTTTCATTAAAACTCCGATTCATCGCCCATTGGACAGCTTGTCTCCACCATCCTTCCTGAGTCCTTGTCATAATAAAGGTAGCAAGCAGGGCCAGTGAGTCCAACAAATCTGTTCTTGAGTACACGAACTGTTGTAGTGTTCCGTGTCTCAGGGTCAGCGTGTTGTTGATCTCGTTCAAGTCCAATAACAATGTCGCTAAGTTGCGCGATTGCCGCTGAACCTCTGAGTTCTCCCAAGCTTATCCTACCACCATCTTCATGTGCCTTTGATCCGCTAGGTCTACGCAGGTGTGATACTAGGAATAGACCTACACCTGTCTCCTGTACTAGCTTTCTAAGGTTAGTCATAATACTATCAATAGCCTTACGCTCGTCGCCGTTGTCTTGATCACTGACCACGATACTCAGGTGGTCAAGGATGATCCACTTGCAGTCCAAGCCCTTAGCCATGTAACGTATGCGGCCTAAGAGGTTGTCCTCGCTCGTAGAACCCCAGTGATCAAACAGAAAGATACGTCCTGAGCCTAACGTCCTGTCCCAATAGCCCTTCTTCTCTTCCTTGCTGATAGTCTTGTCTAGGTGTAACTGCTTGTTGGCCTCTATGGACATGATGCCTAACGCCGTCTTAGGTATGTCCTCCTCTAATGCTAGAACGCCAATGTTGTCGTCCGTAGCACCCAAAAGATAATGCTCAAGTTCTCTGACAATCTGAGACTTACCCATGCCTGAGCCTGACGTAATAGTGACTAGTTCCTTCCTGCGGAAACCGTAGGTCATCTCATTGAGACAATTCCAAGGATACAGGATAGACTTAACATCAGCCTGTTCCATGATCATGTCCCAAGTGTCACTGCCTGACACAATACCGTCGGGTTGATATGTCTTAGCGTTCCACCACTCCTTAACAAAACCAGTGACCTTGTTAGCCTTGAGCATCTCCCCTGCATCCTTCATAGGCAAGGTGACATTCTTGGCCTTGTTGGGGGTGAATAAATCAAGTACAGCTTTGGATGCCTCCTGTCCTGCCTTGTCATTGTCAAAACAAATGACTACGTTCTCAAAGGATTCTAACCACTCAAGGTTTTCTTTAATGTCCTTTGATGCTCCGCTTGCGCCACTTCTAATGGAGACAACGGGCCATTTCCCGTCGAACATTTCGTGAACGGCAAGTGCGTCTGCCTCGCCCTCTGTGATCGTAATGTACTTACCGCCACCCTTGAAAGCTTGTTGACCGAACAACCCAACATTGCCGAACTCCCCTGTTGCATAAAAACTCTTGTTGTCCACAATGCGAACCTTAGTGCCCGTAGGTGTACCTGAGTCCTTATCGTGGTATGGATAATGATGCTTGACAATTTGCCCCTGAGCATTGTACTCAACCGTTACGCCATACTTTTGTGCTATGGCTTGGCTGATACGCCTGTCAGGGATTGCCGCTACTACTCCTGTCATCTCTAATCGCCTCGTTATACTTGGTGTTACGTTTACAACCTGACCCGTACCTCTCTCGTAGTGGTCACAACCGCCTGTAAAACAAACGGCGTGACCATCGGAGTACCTTGCTAGGTTGTTCTTAGAGCCACACGAAGGGCATGGCTCATGTTTAACAAAGGTAGACGACACTACTAAAACTCCCCTCCACTAGTATCTTCCGCTACCTCTAAGACCTTGATCTTATTAAGGTAGGTTGAGACACCATGTACAGGATGTTCCTGACCCTCAGCGTACAACACTCGTACCTTAGACCCTCGACCTATGCGACCTTTAAAGGGTGAACCCTCAGCGTCCAAGACAGGCACATCGTACTTAGTGCTGAACTTGCGCTGTTTGACACCTTCATACTCTCGCATCTTAACACCCTTAGCTGACAGGTCTCCTGCTGTCTCATCATCTAGTGACAACACAACAGAGAATTTACCTGTTGATTGACCTTGATACATTTCATGCTCATCAAGATTTTCAAACGCTAACAAACCTTCTAATACTGCCATAGTTACTTCCTCTTTTTTCTAGCTTAGTGAATGACCCTTATGTATAACTTAAGGATCGTTTGGTTAATACTATAATTATATATTAAATATTTTCCTTTAATACATAAGTATAGTATACCATGAATTAGGGCATAACCTCAATCATTCAAAGTTATACCCATTATTCATTAAATAAATACTACTCTCCTGTTATGTAAAAACTAAAATCACAATCTTCACCAAAGGAAATATACTTTTGTTCAGTCTTCACAACTTCACTAAGCACATATCCGTAGTCTGGATGCTTCATTACCTTACCATTTTTGTGCTTCTTTGGGGCATAAATACGCTTAAGATGTGATATTGTTGGATACTCTTCTAGCTGATTATAACAATCTAGATCAAAACCATATTTCTTTTTGACGTATTCCTCTATCGCCTCTAATACTTCATATTGACATAATTTAATTTCCATTACTGCTCCTCCATGTCCGCTAGGAATTCAAAGGGATTAACAAGGTCATCAAGAATCGTATGCATAGGGCTATCTGTCATCGTTGCCTCATTGGATGCTGACAGGCAGTTACTGCACAACTCTGAGTAATCCCCTGTCGCTCTATCAATCCTTCTCATCTCGAAATCATTCATTATAACGTCACACGCTTTGCATCTACTCATGGCTAAAAGCCCTCTTGTGTTGGTCTAAAAACTCTTTAGCTGTCAGGGTGTTATAGTAAGCCCTGACGCTATCCTCTGCGCGTTGGTGCGCCTCCTGTAATGTCATGGCTAACATCTCATACTCAACCATCTCATCAATCAATCGGGTAATAGGTCTGATGTCGTTATCGTCGCCTCCCTCGTACCCTATCAAGCGTTCCTTGATTCTACTCATTGTCAAGTTCCTCCGTCTTATAGACATAACCAAAGGATATTACCAGTAGCGGTAACAGTATTATTGTACCACTAAAGGGCATAGCCTGTAAACTGAAAGGATCATTTTCGTTTACCGTCCATACTGCCCTAGAATCCACGAACTCTATATCAATACCAGTACCGTTGCGTGGTTCTATTGACAGCGTATTTTTACCAATTCGCCAGTTCATAACTTCACCTCTGTTAGCGTATATTCTTTACCTTCAATGGTTATAGTCTTAACTTCGCAAGGTCTTTCGCCAATGGTTACTCCATTAATAGAGTCCTCACGATAAACTTCTTTTCCAGTCTGGTCGTACTCGCTTTTAATCCAAGAACCATTAAAGTAACTGCCGCTACTGCTCTTAGAACTCTCAAGGAAAGTTATATTTCCTTTGGAGTCATGCTCCCACCTTAACCAACAACCCTTGGATGCTTCAAAGTAAACTCTGTTACCCTCTTTGTTGTAAAGAACAAAATCGCCTTCAACAACACCAAATCTTTTTTCGTATGCTTTTCTTAATTTTGTTTTATCGGAACCCTTAAACAACGCCTTCATAACTCCTCCTCTTTTCTTTCGTCTTCATATTCTTGAAAAATCACCATCATTTTCTCTAAGTACTTATCGTCAGTCAAAGCCTCTACAATATGTTTAATCCAAGCATCGTGAGTCATAGTGCAATTATCTACATCATAATCAAAGTAAGTCTCAAACATTTCAAACAGTGCTTGCTGTTGTATTGTCATAACACCACCCCATAAACATTAGCCATAAACTCAACTGCTTTATCTCGCATAACCTGCTTTGAATGCTCTGTGAAAGGTCTGCAAGCATAGACACTCTCTAAGCCCTCCATGTGTACATTGGCTAGGTGTTCACGCCTAACCTTATCATATAGCAAGCCTTGAGCATAGGTTCTCTCATCCCCTAAGCGAGCGAGGGCGTCAAACTGTGCCTGCACTATCTCTTTTTGTGTCAATCCTTCAATCTTCATTTTATAGACTCCAATAGTCAGTAGTTCCTAAAATTACATAGCAGATACCTAACCCTGCTACACCTAACCAACATAACAACTCATCATTATCATCATGATTCATCATGAAATTCCTTATTTTTTGTATCTTTCTCAACATCAATAATTAATTCACTGATATATAGAGCATACAGTAGAATTAAACCCAATACAACGCCTATTACATATGCAAACATACCTTAAAACCTCATATAATCCATTCTAAGCCTATTTCATGGGTTAGGCCATGCTACCCTACTAATAAACACTAGAAAGCCTAAGGATGTAAACTATAGGCTTTGTGGTGTTTACTCTATTCGCATCCGTCTGAATTATTCACGGTAAGATACGAACTCATAGTTCCACTTGCCCAAACATCATCAATTGTTGTGATCAGATTATTGGCAACGTAAAATTTTAGTCGCCGATCTACAGGAACATCTAAATCAAGACTTAGTTGTTGTGTAAGCGGAAATTGTAAGCCATGCTCAACCGCTAGGGCAATCATTGCCGCAAATTCTTTTAAACAGTATGTTTTAAATTCCATTGTATTAGCCTCCAATAGCTATTATATCATTGAATTCTAGCACGTTTGCACTAGTCACAAAGAATGAATTAGATTTAAGATT